GTTGAGTAAAAATTTTGTAGTTCTTGACGTGTTATCACGGGTATATTGTTAGACACGGCAGAATGTTGCTTGCCGGCGATGACCAATTTGATATCAGCAAACTGTGTTATTTTGCCAAATAGATCTGTGCCCATGGTAGTGGATAAGGGCAACGGCACTATGCCTTGATGTATGCAGGCCAAAAACGCCACAGGCCAATCCACACAGTCTTCCATGCTGATGGCCACGTGTGTGCCGGCGGTAATGCCCAGACTTATCAGTCCGTTGGCCACCTGTTGTATTCTGTCAATCAAGGTGCCGTAGGTAAGTTCCTCAATTCCATCCAGATAGGCAATTTTTTGAGGATAGGATTTGCTTTGCTGTATTACTGCGTCGGCAAAATTGCAAACAGACATCTGTTTCCTTGCTTATTTTTATAAAAGGTCGTAGGGGCCGAAGCCCCTACTAGACAACAACGTGATTAGGCCTTTTGACGTGCCCGGATCATTGCCAAGATATCTTCTGCTTTTTGTGTAGAAGGTTTGGCTTCAACTGGTGCTGATGCTACTGCTGGTGTATCATCTTCATCATCGAAACTGCTGGATACTGCTGGTGCGGCCTTGACTGCTGGTGCTGGAGCATCTTCGTCTACTGCAACAGGAGCAGCACCACCGGCAGGAGCATTAACTCCAGCTGGACGGAAATACTGACCCCAACGCTCGGTGTCATAGCTTTGACCATCAACTGAAGCTTCAAACATTTCTTTGATTACTTTGATTTCAGCTTCGCTTGGTTTCTTGGGCAGGAATGTGCTCAAGTCAAACAGGCCATATTGATCAACTGCGGCCTGTTCAGCTTCAGTAAGTGCTGACTCTTTGCGAGCCCACTTGCTGGTGCTGTAGTCAGCGTAACCGCCCTTGCTGGTCTTGCTGATGCGGAAGTCTAATCCACGCAACAAGTCAGTTGGCAATTCTTCCAACTCTGGATCCATAAGTGCCGACTTGATTGTGGCAAAAATCTGAGGACCAATGATGAAACGGCGAATTGGATTCTCTGGGCTCTTGTCGTCAGCGATTGGATTCTCACGCACAAAGCCTTGGAAAATGTAACTGCGTTTTTTCCAATACTTGCGACCCATTTCTTCCAAGCTCTTGTCTTTGAACCAGGTGCGAACTTCGGTCAAGACTGGGCAAGTTTCTTGCCACATTTCCATACATGGAACTTGAACAAAAACCTGTTTGGATTCCATTTCACCTTTGATGCCATTGAATGGCAAACGGATCATGGCCCGTTCTTGCCAAAAGAATGTGTTCTTGGTGTTACCATCAGGCAAGAAACGGAGTGTGGCACTAGAGCCTTCTTCCATGTTCCAGTGTGGATAAATTGAATTGTCACCGCTTGTGGAGTTTCCGCCTTGTTTTGATTCGCTAGCGGCTAGTCTTGCGCGAATTTCTGCTAATGATGCCATAGTTTAGTTGCCTTTCAAAATGTTTACTATGTGTTGCCTATCTAAAATTTAGATGTTACGTTGCCTGTGATGCTAATAAAAAAGCGCATACACTTGTAACAGTATATACGCTTTATTTGGAAGCGTCAATGATATTTATGACGCGGTTGCTCAGATTAGATTTTTAGTTGCGGATCATACCTGAAAGTTCTTTGAGACGATCCAAGAAGCTGACATCTTTGGCTACTGGTTTCATCTTGCCCGAATGTCCATACTTGCCAGCAAGTGGTGAACTTTCTTCAGTTTCCTCAGCTTCGAGGCTAACTGGTTCGGCTTCGTTGAATGGACTCAAACTTGCACCAGATGGGCCCATGACATCTTCATCGGCATAATCACTCATGCTTTCGCGCTCATGACCCATGTCTTCATCAGGGTTACCGCCAATGATACCACCGCCACGTAAATGACTTTCCAAATTCTGTGCTACCCATTCGTGTGGGTCGCCTTCACGTGCTTTTTGCACGCCATATGGCATGTCGCCGGTGTCGCAGTAGTAGTCAAACAGGGCATCATACAGATGCTCGTCCAAATCGCCACCCTGTTCAAATTCACGAACTTCATATTTGAAACGGTCCAGGATATGATCCAAGGTTTCTTTGTCTTCATCCAGCATGCGGCTTTCCATCAATTCAGGCTCGTAGTCTGGAGCAGAACGTTTTTCAGCTGGCACACCTGCAATACGCAGAATGTCTTCCAATGAATCATCATACTCAGGATAAGCAGGTTGTTTGGTTCCGGCCGGATCTGATTCTTGTGTGTGTGGATCTTTGACTTCTTCTTGCACTTCATCTTGTGGTTCTAGATCGGCTGGATTGGTAGCTTCAGGCGGATTCATGGCCGCTGTGTCATCAACTTGCAGTTGATCTATTACCTTACGCACTTCAGGATGGTCGCTGAGTTCTTGCAAGCAATCATAAATGGCTTGACGGGCATCAGCATTGGCATCGCGTTCGGCCAATTCTTCCAACTGGTCAAACAGGTTGTCGTTGCCAATTAGGTCATATAACTGTTCCTTGGCGTTGGTAGCATCGGCACCCACTGGCAAGTCTGTGCTTAACAGTTCAACCAGTTTGGTTTGTTTTTCTGGTGTGTCTGGCAGTTGCCAGGTTCCTTCCATGAGCGTGTTGGCCCATGCTTCAAATATGTTAGCTTCTTTCATAGCGTTTTCCTGTTGTTGTATTCGGGCTATCAACGGCAAGGCGTCTTCGATGCGTTGATCAATGCTTTGTGTCACAAATAAATGTTTGAGTCCTTCGATTACCACTGACTCTTCGGATACCTCAGCCGGAGTCCACGATTCAAAATAGGCATCGTAACCACGACGACTGGTCAAACTTTTGAGATTACGTTGCAAGGTTTCGTAGTAGGCATTGGTTTGTTCGACCAGTTGTGCTGTATCACCTTCCAGCAGTTTGCCTGCATTGGCTCGGCGGAACCTGCTCAACACACTGAGTTCATTGACCATTTCGCCAATGTGCTGACCACGTAGATCATATGGACGTCCACCCATGCGCACATGTTCCAACATGGCTTTACCGGCTGTTAAATTCTTAAATGGCAACTTGTAGCGTTCACCTTCGGCTGTTTCAATAAACAGGCTTTCTACATAACGAAAACGTGCTTCGCCTTCGTCAAGATTGCGCTTGTGTTTGATCATCAGACGTGATTGGTTAGGACCAGCGTTGTAGCTGACATCCTTTTTGCCTGCCCAGGATTCAAACAGACTTTCTTTGATAGCAGCTTGTCCTTGCATGCTGTAACGCAAGTGATTGAGATTCTTTAGGCCAAAATTCAAACGATTGTTTCTGGTAGCAAAATCTTTGAGCTGACCCAGGAAGTTGAACCAGTCAGTTTTGTCCTGTTCATTTTCCATGGTCTTGCCCACGTTGTCAGCATAGTAAACTTCCATGTCGCCGTCGTGGTTCAACATGATTACCACTGTTCCGTAGTCTTTGCCCGACTGGGCACGGAAGTCAAAGCTGAAAATTTCTGCTTCTGCAGGATCTGGTGCTGGTTTGCCAGTAACGTCTAGCATTTCTGGGTCAAAGTCTCTGCTGACCAAAAGATCGAACAGTTTACGTGCAGGTGTGATATTTGCCATGGTTTATTATTTATCGCATTACTGAGATGAAGGGCATAGGCGGAATTATGGTATCTCCGTGGTCCCGCAACTGAGTGTTTATTTCGCTGTCGTAGGTCTGTAACAGTTGTAGCATACGAACAGCCAGCACAGTGGCCATTACCAGGTCATCAGTTTCTCCAATTTTTGCAGCATATCCAGTTCCGGACGCTACAAAAGTTTTTAGCTCTGATACCAGGGCTGTGCTACGTATTTTCATACGACCTGTTTCAATCAAAGTTTTAAGTTTGTTGCAGGCCGCTAGCTTGGGTTTATGGGTGGTGTTGAATCCCTTGCGATACCTACGACTTCCACCTGTGTTGGTATCACTTAGGAAGTAACCTTGTATGTTTTCTTCGCCGTATTCAGCAATACTAATCAAGGCAGCTTCGCCAATGGTGTTGTTTTCTATACTGTAGTAGATACGTTCAGGACTTTTGACAGTTTCATTGATGTGCGCACAGATGTCTGACAGGATTCTGACCTGCTCTGGAATGGGTGTTTTGTTATGACGCCATTCTCCAATTTGTTCTGTGGTGTTGGCTTCAAATATCTGTATGGCCGCAGGGTCGCCACCGGTTCCCAAGCTGGGATCCAAGGCCACTACATAAGTGCGGCCTGCTTTGGGACGCTGATACCAACGAACCTGGCCAGTTTTATACAAGGGTTCATGCCCCTGTAGATCTATCAACTTGGCTGGAGCAATAAGTGTTTCATCGTTGATGATAAACTCACAACCCATTTCACGACGGAAGCGATCTTCGCCTAGCTGTGCTCGTTGTTCTTCTGCCCACTTTTCATCGCGGTCTGGATGCTCATGCCAATAACTGCGATAAGCTCTAAACCCATTGATGCCCAGTTCTGTGGGATTGCCGTAGGCGTCCTCGCACTTGAG